ACCACCTACGTTTAACTCTACATTAACTACGCGGTCAGGCATGTTACCTTCGTAACGGTATGACTTACGAATTAATGAGATTTGGTTACGCATTTTAGATGGTGCAACCCAGTTACTCTCGTTACCACGAGATCCAGAGAATGCCGTAGGTGCAAACAATTGTACCCAAGACTTACCAGCAACATCACCAGCAGCTACTGACTCAGAGCTATCAGATGTTACCAACTGCAAAGTGTACTGCCATCCGCTTTGTACTTCAGTTGGATCTTCCATAATACGGGCTTGGATGCCTGAAGGAGATTCAATGATGTACTGCTTAACGAACCAACGCTCTGCAAATGTTACTTTGAAACGAGAGTGAGATACACCAGTACCTGCATCGAGAGATACTGCCATAACGCTCTTGTTCAAGCGACCCATTACTGGGTAATCGTACTCAATGTCATTAATGTACTTGACATTGTTCATACCTTCAGTTAAGAAGGATAACGGGAAACGTTTGTCTTCCTGACCCGCTAGGTGAGTCAATACTGGAGACAATTTATCAGGCTCCGTAAGGAGTGCATTAGCCAACGAGTTCTCGTCGGTCATACCCTCAGCATTGAAGGTATCCTGATACAGACGTAATTTTTTCAAATTATCAGCTGCCATGATCTATTATTTAAAATTTAGTTATTAAAGCAAATCTTTTAAATCCGGTAGTTTTGTTGCTTTAGTATAACCCGGCTTACTGCTTTTTAGTCTGCTGGTACTGCTTGTTCCCTTTGATAGTTTACTACGCAAGGAACGTGCCTTCTGTGTTTTAGTATTATTTGATACAAGCTTTGATAAATCAAATCCTTTGTATACAATGTATTCAAGTGCTAGCAAAGTTTCTTGATCTAGTTTAGATCTGTCTATAGACCTTTGCGAATTACCTTGGTTGTCAATAGGAGCTGCCATCCAGTTAAAGAAACGTTTTTTATCACGCTCTGGAACTGTAATACCTTTTAGTTCTCCTTTAGTAACAAGACCATTAATCTCACCCCACATCTGCTCATTTTGTTGAGCTTGTTGTTGAGCTTGTTGTTGCTGTTGTTCGAGTAATGTTTTCTTTTGAGCCGCTTGTGTATTCTGTAAACGCACTAAAGCTTTTTTAGCGTGACGTTCTAAAATACCTGCATCTTCATAATCTTCTAGAGTTTCTTTAATCTCATCGGCTTCAAATCCTTGAGACTGTAAGAATGCTCCTACTACTTGTTTCTGTGTTACGAGATCTCCTTCTTTAATCTCCATCGCACTAAAGTCTCTCTCAGGAGCTGCAGTTTGGAAATACTTTTTAGGATCTCCTCCGTTAGCTCTGTAGTTTAAATACTCTTGTACATCTGGAAAAGCGCTAAACACATTTTGCATTTGTTCTTGCGCCATTTTTTCTGCAGTTGCTTTTGTAAACTTGGTGAGTCCGTCGATACTTTCATCAAACTCCTCATCTATTTCATAACCAAGTTTTGCTTGGAGCTCACTAATAATGGACTCATCACCATCATCATCACCACCGTCATTACTGTTTCCGGTGTCTGGTGCGGGAGGATTTCCATCATCGCCATCATCACCATCACTACCATCATCTCCGTCGCCTGTGTCTGGATTAGGATCTCCGCCTTGATTTCCATCATCACCAGTATCATCTGGATTAGGATTTCCATTGCCTCCGTCATTCCCGTCATTCCCGTCATCAGGGTTTCCGTCTCCACCTTCTGTTGGAGGAACTGCTACATTGCCATTATCGTTAAACAAATCTGTAACGCTTACCTGGCTTAAGTCTAAGTTATCTTTGCTCATTGCTGTAAAATTAAGTAATTATAAAGGGTTAATACTATCGGATAAAAAGCCTTTTAATATAAACTTTTTATATGTTTTTAGTCTTTTTTATTCATTTTTGCCTCTTCAATATCAAGCTTTCTGTTCTGTACGCGTTCGTTAGATTCAATTCGATCTTTCTCCATTTGAACACGTTGAACATCCATATAATCTGGAATACCATTGTTATTCATATCCTGATCTTGTTGACGTCCTGCAATCTTCATTGCTTCTACATCCAGCTTGTTTTGACGATCTGCTTGGTTTTCTCCAGACTCAAACTGTCTTGCTTCAGCGGCTGCTTGCATTTGCATCTCTTGCATCTGTTGCTGCATCTGCTGCTGTGATTGCTGCTGTTGCTGTTCGAGTTGTTGCTTTTTAACTTCTGCCTCTTTAACAAGGCGCTTGATGTTTGAGAAATTATCAGTGTCGAGGATCTCAGCAATAGTGCTAGGTTCCGAGCCGTTTTGAGCAAATGAAAGTGCAAGGTTCTTGAAGGTTTGTAGTTTAGTATTTTCTTTGCTAGAGTTCTTAGCAAATACTGCATACTCGGTTTCCGCATACTCAGCTCCCTCTATATCTAAAAGCTCGTTACGGTAATCCGCTGTAATGTATGATGACTTCTTACCCCCTCTCCAAGCATGCTTAGAGCAGTCAAGTAGTCCCTGCATTTCTTTTTCTTCGTATTTTTCAAACTTACGGAACAGTTCCTCAGTCATTACTGATGATTGGAATACTGCACGCTCTGTTGCGCCTGCTCCGTCTGATGCCATTACCTGTCCTTTACGCTGACGAGTAATACCAATAAGATCTTCCCACTCTTGCTTAATAGCTTGAAGTAGTTGGAACTGTGCATTAATATATTGCGACAAAGACATATCAAGTACTTGGTACTGATTAAAGGTTACACGCTCTTGATTCTTACCTTCTGCAGTAGAATCAATAAACGCAAAGCCCATAGCATCAGCATAGTACATAAACTTTTCTTCATCCCAACCATGACGCTTAGGAATAGTATTCATTTCTATAAGCGCAATCTTGTCTTTATTTTTTGCCATGGTAAGCTCCATACGATAATGAAACACGTTATAAAGAATCTGATAAGGAAGCCCCATAGATACAATAGAAACATTATCCGCATGACGGTTAGAATAGTGGCGACCATTATAAGGTAATTTACATAAGCTGAGGTTAGTCATAGATGGACGTTGTACCTCAAACGGTTGAATATTTACAAAGATGTTACTATCTATGCGATAGCCTTCCCACACTTGGTTAACCCAAAACCATTGACACTTTTCTCCAGCATCTCGATCAGGCTTGTAAGTTTCATCTACCTCCATCTCTTGCAAGAATCCAAAGTCATCTGTATAAGTTAAGATTCCTACTTTACGAAAGGACTTCCAGGTAACGTGCATCACTTCTACATATCGATCTGTATCATCTTGTGCATGTGTAGGGTTTAAAGCAGTACCTAAATAACCTCCTCCTTCTCTTCTAGAGCTAGGACGTTCTAAGTCATCTATTTGCGCTGGAGTAAGTACATCATAAAAAGAATCTACTACAGCGTTTGTAGTCATAATTTTGCGTCGTACTACCCAATCACCATCTTCAATAAACTCTAAGTCTGGTGATTTTTGATAATCAATATCTAACGGAGACACTACTTCGAACTCTACTTCATCCATACATGTACCCTTATAAGAATACACATGTCCTGTCACAACCCAATCAAAAAATGCTTTCTGAAATCTATCATCTAGATCTAAGTAGTCTTTAAGATAGTCTATAGAATGCTGACCAATAATAGCACGAGCATCTTTGTAGTTTACATTTATAAACTGCTCAACTTCTGCAGGCGTAGGAACTTCTTGAGACTCCATACCTGTGTCCATACCTTGAGCATTGAGCTCATTGATAAACATTTGCTGTAACGATTGCAGTACCTGCTTTTGTATTTCATCAGCTTTACGAGAATGCACATCTGCATTACGTACAATAACTTGATAGTTAGCAGGTCGCTTTGCTTTTTCTCCAAGCAATAGATCTACTACAGGTTTAATAATATTGTAATTGCGAAGTTTAGCCGGGAAGTTTCTTTTCTTCCACTTCTCAGAATTGTACGGATTAGTAACATAGTTGTACTTGCCTTCATCAAGCTCACCGTTGTAAGCTTCATACAAATCTACCAGACCTGCTTTATCTGTAGTAGAAAATGAAGACTCCGCAATATATGCTTGTACACATTTCTCCCCCCATTCCTGGTTCTTCTTGGAAGATGGTAATTTTTGTTTCGGAATTAACGGCATCTAAATTAAGGTTTACGTAAACAATTCACGATTAAAAAATGAGTCATTAGTATTATAATCAGCTTCTTCTGCGATTTCAACTGTTCTGTTAAATAACGCAATAAGATGAAACATACCAACGAGTAATGCTGAAACCCTGTCGAAGTTGCCTCTTCGGTTATACTTTATAAGTTCGTCTAGTAATGCTAAGTCGTAAATATAATGCAAATTTAACTTTTTTTCACCAGACTCTGAAACACCACGAGGAGTTCTAAGCCAATCTCGTAAGTATATCTCTGCCTGACCCTTACGTTCTTTAGATCCCATAGAGGTTCCATACGTACGTCCTAGCTTACGAATACTAACACCATCGGTCTTACTAAATATTTCGGCTTCAGGCAATAACCATTTTAAATTTCTTGTTCTTTTTGCATAAGGTACTACTTCACCTCGATCATTTTCAAAACCAATTCGCGCATTATAATACTCTGCAAGTAAAAATAAATTATAATTATACT